CTGGCATGTCCGTTTCCTTTCGACTGCTGCGGCGAGATCGGGAGAACCCGCCGCATGATTAGTTAGTGGCTAGTTATCAGGTCTTGTTGATACCAAACGCGCCTGCACCGATCTTGGTTGCAATTGCACCGTATCCATAAACCATTACTGAGATTTGACCTGACGCGATTACGTCTGCACGCAAACGGTATGTTGGAGACTCGTACCATGTGTAAGAGCTTGGGTTGACGATCAAAATTGAGTCGTCTTTGTCTGTGTCATTTGCTGACGCGACGTTTGCTGTGACGTATAGATCAAGACCTGCAACGTTTCCACGAATTGAGTCTGGGCGTACAACACCACCAGCATTGCTTGGCTGTGCTGCGTTGTAGATTGGACGACCTGAGTCGTTAAGTGTCATGAGGTTTGCCCACTGTGATGTGTTAGCGATCATGTTGCGAGCAAAGCCGTTTGTGTTTGCATAAACTGATGCTGCACCACGAGAAACAAAACCAAGCAACTCAGCAGCTGTTGGGTATGTAGCAAGTGTTGTTGCATCTGCTGTTGCACCTGTTGCAATTGCTGTGTGTACTGCTGTGTCTGTCGCCTTTGCATAAGCTGCTGCCATGTTTGACAATAGCTCGTTAAAAAATAGCGGTGATGTGCGATCAAGTAGCTCAACGCTAAATGTTTGCTGTCCTGCGTACTTTGCAACGTTTACTGTTACAAATGCAGCGTTTTGATCTGTCTCGCTTGGTGTGCCTGCTTCTGATGTTGAGGCAACGGTCGGCATAACGGTGATTTTCGGAATTTCGAAACTCATGCCCGCGTCAGGTAAAACTCCACGGCTGATTGCGTCAATGCTTGATCGTGTTGTATTTGCAAGTCCGTTGATAACTTCTGTTAACTGACGTGTAGGCACAAGACCTGCGTTGTCTGTTGTGTCATCTGCCGCTGCGACATACTGACGTGCTGACTCCTCGCCCATTGAGGCACGGATTGTGTTTTCCAAATACTTAGCAGCTGTGAACTCTAGGCGTGGCTTTGATGTCCAACCACCTACTGCTGGCTTTGCATTTGCTGTTACTGACTGTGCGGCTTCTACCGTTTCGACGGCTTCCGCTGGTGTAACGGTTTGTTCCACTTCGTCGTCCTTTTCTGTTGGTGTTGCATCTGGCTCAATTGTTGAGTCAGAAATCTCCTCGTCGCCCTCAGTAGCTGCGACCTCAGCAACTCGCGCTGATCTAATTGCTGGCTCTGACGTTAAAGCAACGCCAGTCATTTCACCCTTGATAATGCGTACTGTGCCGTCCTTCAAGGTTTCATACTCGTCAAAATAAACCTCGACACTAAAACCGTCGCGCAAACCTTCGGCAGCTTCTACAAGTGCATCTGTGCCAGCTGTTGTGTTGGCGATCTTAAATGTTGCGTCAATGCCTTGCTCGTTTGACTCAATTGACAAAGTCTTACCAATACGGCGTGTGCGGTCATGCTCTAGGTTAAGCAAAACAGACTTTGCTTCAATGCTGCCCTTAGCAAATTGTACCTTGCCAATTGATGCGTTTCCTGTTTCCTCAAATGTCACAATGCGACCAGTGATCGTGCGACTGTTTGAGTCAGCTGCGGTTATAGCAATTGGTGTGATGAGTTTTTTCATAACAACATGTCCTCCTCGGCGCGAATTTCCTCGACCGACATTGCGCCGATACGATTTAAGATTTCATAAACCTGCGCGCGCTCGTAAGGATTGCCACGCAAGAAATTGTCTAAGTCAAACATGACTTTGTTGCCAGCTGGTGTGAAATCAGCAAATGACAAGCGTTGTTCAATGATTGACATGTATGTGCGAAACGCAAAATCAACCAAGTCGCGTCGCTTGTCTAAAGCGTTTGCATAAGTAAATGATGATTGCTGGCTATCTGTGAAATAAGCAGGCAAACCACACGCACGCGCTAATTCAAGCGATACATAGTTTCTGGCTTCATTAAGCTGCAAATTCTTAGGGTCAAAGCCGACTGACTCCATTGTTACATCAGCATTGAGAAACGCCGTCGATTTGTTGGCGCGAGCTGTGCGCCAAGCATTAAGAATTTTTGCAACGCGATCTGCTGGTAATGATGTGCCATTTGATTTCAAGACCATGAGCGGTGTTGGCTCATTGGCAAAATTGAGTGACGCCTTTTCTAACGCGGCAGCAGCTTTAATTGTGCGGCCGGCGCGAGCCAACAAACCCTCTTGTGTATTTGGAAACACGACCAGATTTGTTGGGTCAATTGGCTTGCCGTCGATTTCGTACGCTGTAATTTCTGTGTTATCAAAATTTGTAGTAATTGACACGCGCTCTGGTGCAACTCTTTCCATTGCACGGATTTTGCCTGTGTCTGCGTATCTTTCCATGACCATTGCATACGCTGAGTTATGAAAGAATAAATCGGAAATAAGCCAGCCGTAAAACGTTGATCCTGGTATCCGTGGGTCTGGCTGATTGATAACACGCGGTTGTGAAATTTTTTCGCCTGTTGCTTCATTGCGTGTATGCAATGGTAATGATGCAATTGTTTGCATAATGCTTAATGCACGAGCAACTGTTGGCACGCTCATTGCTTCTGCGCGGTTTGCTTGCGCTATGCCGTAAAAGTAAAAATTGTTGTTTTCTGTAAAATACGGCGCAAGAGACGCGTCAACGTCCAAAGGCTCAGCTGTGACGGCAGCTGTAACCTTTGGCACAAATAGATCGAATAAACCCATGTCCTAATTCTGACAGGCTTATACGATCAACCAACCATGATGTCAAGATCATTGTCTGGGCGTGTCGCAAAGTGTGTAACAAGGGCGACGGCGACTGCCCCGCAAACTATTGCGTTACTGGCTCGTCTGCCAATGACCCAACCGCCGTCACCACGACGCAATTGTACCGCAGCTAGAATTTCCTCAGTCAGCTGTGATTGCCCACGGTGTTTGAGTCTGCCGCTGTTAATAGCCGACAACATTTCGTCGCAACTCTGCGGATACGCACCGTCCATGTCAAACACTGGTATGCCAGCAGGTGCAAGGCGTGAGGCAACCGCACCAGCTGATTTTCTGCTGTAAAGCACATACTCAGTCGGATACTTTCGTGCATAGTCTGCCAATTCGTTTGCAATTTCCCGATCATCAAGCTGCAACTCATTTGACCAGCTGTGCAGCAGCTTTACGACAAATGACTCATTTTCAAGCTTCTGCGCGCCAACGAGACTTGCTCGTTTTCTGTCTGGTGAAAGATCGATCGCCAGCCACGTCAATTTCTCAGGGTCAAGGTCAACTGTCTTGTCAAGGCATTTGTTCCATGCGCTTGCATCAACAATGTTTTGGATTGCCACGACCCAGCGACACAATACCTCGGACATAACCACGTTTGGCGGGTCATTGAGTACCGACCTGATGTTGTCCTCATGAATAGTCACGCCCATTGCTGGGTTGGCATAACGAGCATTTTCTACGCTGATCTCATCTGTTGGCGACGACCACTCAAAGTACCCAATGTTGTCCTCGACACCGCCAATAGCTGCGAGCGCGCGATCTCTAAAGCTGTTGAGTACCACTGAGGTGTTGTCTCCCGCGTTCGAGTAGCCCATGAGCATTGGGTTGGGCGACGCCATGAGGGTGTACCTCAAACTGGCATACGAGTCCATGTTGTTCATACGCAACAACTCGTCAAGGTGAATTGTGGACGGTCGGCTGATACCGCGAGCAGCTGAACCACCAGCACGCACCATAAACCGTGTGCCCCTCATTGTCTCGATTTCCTCAGCCCCATGATTAAGGCGTACTTTTTTGACTTGCTTTGCTAAAAAGTCATTTGCCTCGATCGTCCACATCATCTGGCGAAACTGCTCTAATGAGGTGTTGAGGGTATGAGCTTGTCCAATTTGCAACGGCTCGTCCCAAAGAAACAACCCGCCAAGAATTCTGATCTGCTGTAAAAATGATTTTCCGTTTTGACGTGCGACGCAAAAAATGTTTTGAGGCGTAGCCCACCTGCCGTCTGGCTTGACCTTGTGGCTGTGGATAAGGGCAAATTT